CCAATTATTGTATTGATAGAAGTAATCCTCAAACATATCCATTTGAGCTTGCTTAGCATATAAATTAAAATCACTAGGAGAAATGTATCCATAATTATTTTTATTAGCTATTGCTAAAACAGTATTTCTTACCTCATTAATATTAGCTGCCATAGTTTAAAGTATTTATAACAAAGATAGTAAAAAAAAAAGAGGTTACTTTTTTTAGTAACCCCTTGCTTTTTAGTTAGTTTAATTAAAGTATTATGTTATGCTAATATCGTTAATTAAAACTCTTGATGTTCCATTTAAGCCAATTGGTACATTTTGTGAAGAAGGTTTTGGTATTGAACCTGGCATAGAAACTGCATCTTGCATTGCTGTTTGAATTGCCTCTGCCACCAGACTACCATTTCCTTGATCAGTATGCTGAATAGTAATTATGTCGTTTCCAGAACCTGCTCCGTAATACATTAAAGTTTCAAAATTAGTATTACGTTTTACCATAATTAATTCACTTAATGAACAAAGAACCTCGCTAGAAGTTAACTCGTCTAATACATTATAAGTGTCTCCAATTGTCATAATATCAGCTGATAAAGTTAATCGGATATCGTTTACTATAGACACTACTCTTGCTGTTCCAGCAGTACCTGAATTATAAACTACATCTCCAGGACTAACTGTAGTTAAAAAGTTTTGTCCTGTGTCATATAATGAAGAACCTAATGCTGTAATAGAATAAGTTTCTAAAGCAACAGTAAAGATATCGGTGTCAATAGTCAAAACAGTTGCAGTAACTGCTGTTACTAAAGCTGTATCTGCATTTGCTGTATCTGTTACTCTATCTCCTACTTGAACTCCTAAAGTTACAAAATTAACTGTTGTATCAGTCATTGATGTTGCTGTCTGAGCTGTAACATTGTTACCTGTTATAATAATCGTTTCAGTCCCTGAATCAACTATCGTAGCTACTGGAAATGATAAATATTTCGCTGCCATTTTATTATTGTTTAAGGGTTAATACTAAGACCAAGCTATTGCTGTGATTGATACATCACCTGTTCCAGCTGCTGGCTCTATTTCTGGGTAACCAGGAACCACTAAGTTGTAAGCAGGACTTGTCCATCCAGTTGATAAAGCTTGTTTTATTGCGTCAGCAAATAAATTTCTCATTGCTCTACTCTTTTCAGGAGTTGCTGCTGCGTAAGCAGGAAGAGCTGTATGAGTTAAAGCTACAGTCTGGAATCCAGCTGCTGCATCTCTAAAATTAATTGTAACTACTGTTGCACTTGTTTGAAGTACGTTAATCACACCATCCGCAGGAATTAGGTTTGCACCACCTGAAATATCTGCTGCGTTAATGTATACTGATAAAAATTTTGACATTGCCATAATAAAAATAAAATTAAGGGTTAATAATGAACAAAGATAAGTAATATTACTTATCCTTTTTAAGGTGTTTCTTCAGAAGTTTATACACCTCTAAACCTTCATCGCTTTGCATGTAAGAAGCTAAAATATAGTGAGCGTCTTCTCCAAAAGGAACAGTCATTAATTTCTTTTTATTTCCTGGTAAGTTAAAACTAACTTTTTTATCATTAATCATTAATAAGCCTGCGCTTACAAATTGAACTACTTCATCTTGTAATTCAACCATTGGATCATTAATAGTGTCTAAGAACTCCTGAGGTTCTTGTTGAGCATATACCATCATATCTCTTTTCAATTCTGCTGTTGACATTTTATCAGCTTTTTGTCCAAAGATAACCCTACCTAAAGATGAAAGCTTTTCAATAGTTAAATCATGAGCAGTAACTTGAGCTTGTAAAACGTAATCCATCCACTCTACTTCTTCAGTTGCATCTTTTGCTGAATCAACTTCTTGAAACACATAACCGTTCTGTGGGTGAAAAGATAAAAATTCTTGTAATATTTGATTTTCTTTTGGAACAAATAAAAATCCATCTTCAAAAACAATTGGTTCTAAAATGGCATTACCATCTTGGTCATCTTCAAAAGGACTTTTTTGGTTTCTAGCATAACGTAAAGGTCTGTTAATACCTTTGTCTTCGTCAAACCATAATAAAGGAAATCTTTGGGAATTTCGTGAGCTTAACATATAATTCAATGGTGAAGCGTCACTTTTTAATTTGTATGTCTTAGCGACATATTTGTTACTTTTTTTCATTATAATAAAATTTAATTAGATTTAAAAAAAAGGGAGGAGGATTAACTCCTCCCTTATTATTGTTTACTTCTTATTGTTGGAATAAGAAGAAGTTGTTTGCACCTAAAGTACATACTGCTCTTTCTGAAAGGAAGTTTACATCCATTAAGTCAAAGTTAGAAGTTTGCGCACCACCAGCAGAACCAGTAATCCACGTTTTATATCTTCTATCTTCTGTTTCAGAAGCTCTGTAACGTACATGTAAGAAAGGTCTCTTAGCGTTTTTACCTAATACCTGGTCATATACTGTAGTTGATCCAGCAGGAACTAAAAGTCCATTTACTGCACCACCAACAATACCACCTCTCATAGTTGCATCGTTAAGATATTTCCAATCAGACTTGTAAAAGTCATAACCTCTTCTGAATCCTGTGAATCCTAGATTTAAAGCCATTTCTTTATCATTGTCAAATAGACCGTATGAAGTACCACCTGCTCCGTAAGAGTTTTGTGCCGCTAACATATCGTCAATATCAAATGAGAATTGTCTGTCTACAAATAAAACATTTTCTTCAATTGCACCTTGCTTATCAAGTCTTTGAATAACATTGTCAAACTGAGCTAAAGCTACTGGGTTTCCACCACCATAGATATTACCTCTTTGTTGAACAACAAAAAAGATTCCGTCAGATCCTTTGTTACCTGTAGTTGTTGAAGCAACTGCTCCAGAACCTGCTGCTGCTGGAACTGCTTCCACCATAGCTGTTTCTAGGTAATCTTCAAAACGTAATCTTGTGTCATGCTCAGACTTTAAATACCAAAGGTATCCACTTACTCCGTCTTCTCCTGTAATTTCAATCCATCCGATTTGCGCCATATCTGAACCAGCAACTCTGTACCTGTCCTTGATAATAATTGGTGAATTTTGGAAGATGAAATCATCTGAAGTTAAAGACTCAGCCATTGTATCTGTTCCTTTTTGGAACTCAGAACCATAAACAAAAATAGTTACAGTTGAATTTTGTGCCATAGCTTGTCCAGCCGCTTCATAAAATAATACTGTTACTGTACTTGTTGCATAGTTAACTGCTGATATAATTGCTTTGTTACTTAAAGTTGAATTAGGAGCATTATCAGAGATCATAACCGTTTGTCCAATTCTCATTGCGATTTGACCTGAAATATTTGCTGCTGCATTCGTTGCAGGATTTAATACATCGTTAATAGTAAACGTTCCAGCTGCTGCACCTTGTGCTGCTGCTAAATTTGCATTTACGTTTGTATACTTAACGTGTAATCTTCCTTGCTCTGCCCATTTTATCAAATCTGAATTTGAAGGCATTTCAGCACCTACTTGTCTTAAGAAGGATGCTACTGATCTATTTCCATAACGCTCAAATTCCTTTTCGTATGTATCTGGTAAATACTGATTCAAGAAATCAAAGTTAGTTATGTAATTGGATGGCGATACAGTTCTCTGTGCAGATGGCTGTAAGGCAAATCCTGGTGTTGCTAATACTGACATAATTAATTTTTTTTATTTTAATAATTTATTTAATACTTCTTATTTTGAGTCCTCTACCTGAATCTGTATTCCCTACTGTTCTAATCTTCAATCCGTCTTTTTGGAAAGATTGAGGAGCCGTTCTTACTTCCATGTTTATGTTCTTAGATTTCTTAGTAACATTATCCACAGCAGCTGCCACGCCTTGTTCGTAAAAGAATTTAGCAAATTTGTCAGGGTTCATTGCAACAGAAAGAGACTTGTGGTATCCCTCTGTATTTTCTATCAAGCCTTTGTCATTCATAAAAGTGTTAAGCCATGTGTTAACATCTTTCTGTTTGTTTTTCAATTCTTGAGCTGTCCCTGGTTTGTAAGACATGTCCTTATCACCGACATTAAATTTAAAACCTTTAAATTCATCGTTAAAAACTTTTTCAGTTTTATCTAAGAAATAGTCATATCTTTTTTCGTTTGCCTCTTCAACAGTTTTAGATTCCTCTATGTAACTCTTATAAGCATTAAGATTTTTTTCTTGTTCATCAGATAACTTACCCCCACTTGACTCAAGAGGAGCTTTATATTTATCTTTTTGTTCATTAAAAAACTTTTTCGCTTTCGCAAGTTCTCGTTTTTTAGCCAACTTGATTTTCTTAATATCTTTTGGTTCGTCTAGTTCTTCGTCAAAACTAAATTTATCCTCCAACATATCTTGAATATCTATAGCGTCAAGACCTTCTTCGGTCACGCCATAATAGTCAGCCAACAATTGGTCACCATCCATAGAGTCGTAGTCTTTTTGTAATTTATAAAAGTCTTCTATTCCACGTCCAGTTTCCTTCTTGTATTTAAAATATGCCGCCACATCTTCTGGTAAATCGTCATTGTCTTTTGTTTGCGCAAACAATTCATCTACAGAAGATATGTCTTTATCATATCTGTTTTTTATATATTTAAGAACATCTGTATCATTTACCTCTGATACTGGAGTTGTTTCTTCAACAATTTCTGCTGGTTCTTCTTTAGCTTCAACAGTAGGCTCCGAACCTACTTCTTGAACATTTTGTTTTTCTTCATGATCTTTAAGCAGTTTTTCTTCTATTTCTGCTTGAGATTTTTGTTCTTCAAAATTTACTTCTTTTACTTTAATATTATCCATTTAATTTAATTTTTTACAAAGTTAGTGTAATTTTATTTAATTTATCTTGGGTCAAACTCAGCTAAGTCAAAACCATCTAAACTATCTTCATTAGACTCAAAATTCATAGAAGGAGTATTTCTTTTTCTCTGTTCTATCATCTTTGATTGATTTGTAGATTGCTGATTTATTCTTTGTCCTTTAGCTTTTTCTCTTGCTTGTTCTCTAGCGTCAATTTGTGATTGCTCAATACCTTTTAATTGCATTTGATAATCAAATTCAGTAGCCATTAGCATTTGTTTTAATTGAGCTTCATTTTTTTGCTTCTCAATTTCAAAACCAATTTCTGCTTGTTTAAGCTGCATCTTACCTTGTAGCTCAGCTTGCGTTTGTTGCATTTGTGCTTGAGCAGCTGCTTGTTGTTGTTGCATTTGCATTTGCGCTTGCATTTGTTGTTCTTGCATTTTTTGCTGCTGCTCTGCTTGTTGTTTAGCTTTTCTTTTTACTTTAAGTAATTGATTAGCCATTTTTAGATTATTAATCTCTCTAATATCTATAGCGTCTTCTAAGCTTATATTTTCTTTAGACAATGCCATTTGAATGTTTTGTTCAAGCATTGCTTTTTCTTCTTCATCTGGAGACATTTCTATAAATATTCCAAAGTCATGTAAATACAAATTTTTAATTTCTTCTATTATAGAAACATTATACTTTCCTATTTGCATAGCAAACTCATCTTTAAAATCTGCATACTCTAATATATCTGCTGTTCTTATTGATAAAGCTTCAGCTATTGTTTTAGTAATATATAAACTAGATTGTAAAATATGACGTGTTGCTGTATTAGAATTTAATGCGGCAAGTTTTTGAACACCAACCAATGAATTAGGGTCTGGCATACTTCCGTCTCTAGCTTCATTTAAACCTGTTACCTGCCTAATCATATCTAAATAATGATTATAATTTCCAATTAACATTTGCATTTTATTAGCACCACTATTAGAAGTTAATTGTGTGATTGGAACTTTTGCGTTATTAAACTCACCGTCTTGAGTATAACTTCTTCCTACAACACTACCAGTTTGGAAATATAACCTCAAAGCGTCTTCAGGATTGTAAGCGTTTCCTGTACCTAAATCAACTTCATTTAAACCATCAGCATCAATAAAGACTCCATCAGGAACAACTCTTG